TATTTCATCATAGGCCTTATCAAAGTCTGTAAACTGACTACTAAAAACATAACCACAACCCATTCGTGTTTGAGTAGGTATCTCCCAACACCAACCATACTTTTGAGCCCAAGCGTGAGTATATGTTTTTATTTCTTCATCTTCTTCAATTTCATAGTTAAAATTTAAAGCACTATCTACTAATAAATTATCTGAATATGATACCCATTTGTTTTCTTCTACTTTATCTATTAACACTCTAGCAAAACCAGTACAATCAATAAACAAGTCACCTTTTATTGTTTTGCCTGTTTTTGTTTTTAAACTCTTAACAAAACCATTTTCATCTTGTTTAAAATCTATAACTTGGTCATCAATATATTTACATTTAGAAACAGCGATGGCCTTTTCTTTTAAATACTGTCCTACTTTGTAGGTATCTAAATGATATGCTAAAGGAAAATGTTTGTGTTTTTCATATATATTATTATTGTTTATAAAATGTACTCTATTTTCTGCCATTAAACGAGATTGAAATGTTTGACTATAATCTTTTTTATCTGCTATATGATAGATTCTATAATTATCATAATCTGCGTGTGGAAATTTAAAATGATTTGAATAGTTATCACCAATAGGAGAATAAAAAGATTTACCTACTGTATGCCAATCACTATGTTTAATACCTAGTTTAAAAGTAGATTCGGTTTGTTTTAAAAAATCTTTTTCATTTACACCTGTTAAATTAGGTTCTAAATTAATTAAATCATTAAAACGGCCTGTTGTACTTTCACCAACTCCTATAATAGGAATTTCCTTTGTAGCAACTACAGTTATCTTTGTGTCTGGATGTGTTTTATTAATAAAGTGATGTGCTGTAGCCCAACCTGCAGTTCCACCACCAACAATAACAATATTTTGTACTTTCATAATTAAGCAAAGAATTTAGTTGTTGCTACTTTTTTCTTTTTCTTTTTAACTGGTTTTTTATCTTTTTTAGTAGGTTCTTCAATTCTCATATTCTTTTGTAAAAATTCTTTAAACTGATTTTTAAATTCGCTGTCATCACCTGGCTGTAAAGCTACGTCATCAAAATTATTATCCATAATTAACTTTTGTTTTATTGTTACTTGTTTCTTCTCCTTTTGTATTCTTCTAACAAAAGCAAAGTAAATAATTTGAGTAAAGTAAGCAAATGGATTGTTTGATTTGGCTGGATTAAAATTGTCCAAATATTGTAAACAGTTTTCTATACCATCAGAAATCATATCATCTCTAAAAGTATAGTTAATAAAATTAGGTCTATAAGATAAGTGATTTGCTATCTTTAAAAAACAACTACCAATGTAATCTGTTACTGGTGGTTTTTCTAGTTTTTCTCTTTTAGCTTTATTGACCGCTTTCTTGTAGGCTTTCATAGCCTCTAAAAATTCAGCATTATTAACGTAATGTTCGCTTTTCTTTTTTGTTCTAGTCATAATATATAATATACTACATCTTGTTTAAAAAGTCAATGTTATTATGAATTAATCTTTTATTAATTCTACTTCTACAGCTTCTGCTTTACCATACTCATCATAATTTTCATTATAATGTTTCCAAATACGATTTTCTAATTGTTTAGGAGTTCCTTTAAAAGGATATACATTTTGGCAATATTTTTTAGGGTTATCACTATTATATGTTGCTTTTATTATCCATTCACTTTTTTTCATATCAGCATTGACATTTGATGAAATTTGTATATAATAGAGCGTGTAGCGAGGTAAGTTGAGGATACTCCAGCTTAGTGTATTGTACCGTTACCATCATCATCAATAAACTCATCAAATATTTCATTTACTTTTTCATTGTCTTCTTTACTAAACATACTTCTTTTATAATCACTATCTTTTCTTGGAGCTTCAAGTTTTTGATAATCATTTGACATATGTTCAAAACTTTTTGCCATTTCGGAACTGGCGTTTGTGATTGTTAAAATCTTTTTAATTGGAATAGTTATAATCTCATCATTAGTATAGGCCGCCCATTTGATTAAGGCCACATAATCTTTGAAACCTTGTGGTGTTAATTGAGGCACATATTTAATTAATAATGGTTTTACTAATCTGATAAGGCCTGTCTTTTCGTCTAATTGATCTTTAGGAAAAGCACAAACAATATCATCGCCATTATCAAGTTTTATAACCTTTACTGCTATACTTGGTTGATGCATATTACTTTAACTCCACGTTATGGATTTCATAATTAAAATCTTCTTCATTGTAAATATTTATCCTTTCTCTAAAATGAGCTAAAGTGTAATTCTCTTTTTCGTTGTAAGTTAAATCATCAGCAATATCATATAAAGTAGCAGATGAATTATTATCTTTTAACCTAAGGCCACGACCAATAGATTGTAAATTTCTAATACGAGATTTGCTAGGGGAACTGAAAACAATGTTGTGAAGATTCCTAATATTAACGCCAGTGGAAAAGACACCATAAGAAGCAATAATAATAGCGTTATCTGACTTTTCAGTAATCGCTCTAATATCTTCCCGAACATCTGCCTCTACTCCTCCGTGAACATAAAACACTTTTTTATCCTGTGCCTTATCTTCTATTAACTTCTTTAGTATTTCACCGTGTTTTTCAACATATTGGAATAAACATAAAGAATTGCCTTGTAAAGACAAACAAAGATTCCGTATATATTTATTCCTTTTTTCGTTTGAAACCAAATAATCCATTTCTTCCTGATATGTTTTATCTTTTAAAAAGTGTCTGGCGTCTTTATCGTGTTGAAGTATTAAACAGAATATTTTTAAGTCAGCCAATTGTTTATTTTCTTGTAATTCACTTGTAGATACAACTTTATTTACAGTTCCAAATAAGCCTTCTAATACAAGTTTATGTGTTTTTGTACCATCTAAAGTACCTGTAAGACCAACTCTATATTTACATTTAGTTAGTTTAGTCATTATTTTTGTTAATGAAACGGCCTTAAATAAGTGTGCCTCATCACCGATTACAGTTCCTACGTCTGAAAACCATTTTTTAGGCATATTATAAACTGATTGCCAAGTCGTAATAATAACTCTTTTGTTTGTTTCTTTTTCGTGGCCTTGATATATCTTATGTACATTTCTTTCGCTATTATAACCGTAGTCTTTAAAATCTTTAAATAACTGTTCTACCAAAGATGTTGTTGGTACAATAATAAGTATCTTGTTTTGTTTTGTATCTTTTAATCTTAATAAATTAAATATCATTATTAAGTAAATAATAAGTGATTTACCAGAGGCTGTAGGAGATAACAATAAACATCTATTTTTTTTAACGGCGTGAACAAAGGCCTCTTTTTGATAATCTCTTACTTCTATTTTTGGTATTTTTAAAGCCTTTATAAACTGATCTATCTTTTTATCGTCAATATTTGTATCTTTAATTTTAGTACCATCAACCACCTGTACATCATTTTCTTTACACCAATTAATAATATAGGGGTAAAGGCCAGCATATATTTGTCCTGTGGCATAACTGAATAATCTTATTTTACCGTCCCAAACTCTATTTCTATATTGTGGCATAAACTTAAAACCTGGCACTTCAAATGTAAAGTATTCACCAAGTTCTCGTCTAATATCAGCGTCAGCCTCTATCTTTAAATAGACTTCATCTTTTTTATCTATAATTAAATATCTTGTGGTTGTCATACAAATGGTTTTCCTATTATCCAACCTACTAAAGTTTTTCTAACACCAGATGTTACTGTATGAACCTTATGCCATATGTGAGAGGGAAAAACTATAATATCGCCTTGTTTTAGAAATTGATGTGATAATTGATTTTTTCTACTATCAGGATGTGGAGAACACAATTCAAATAAACCGCCATCATAATCATCATTTAAACAAATGGTAAAACTTAATTTTCTTATTAAACCATTATCATACGGTTTTAAACGACTATCAATATGCCAGTCATAAAAATCATCTTTGTTATAAACAGTATATTGTAATGGTTCAAATTCTCTTAATAAAAAATTCCATTCAGCTGTTTCATTTATTTGATTTATTACTTTAGTTATTTTTGTTTCAATACTTTTATCTTTAATAAAAGAAACTTTTGAATTTCTATTTGATTGAGTACCACTAGTTATTTTAGCTTTTTCTAGTTTTTTATTTTGAAATATTTTTATAATATCTTCACAAAAAGATTTTGAAAAAGCTTGTTCCTTTACAAAGTATGTATTTGTTAAAAACATAATATAAAGGTATATATCTATTTTTTAGATGAACGTTTTTTGTTCAATTCAGCGTCTGCCTTGGCCATCGCTTGCATCTTTTTAGGATCCTTAAATGCTGGTGGTAAACCTAAATGATGTCTTCCATCATATACACAGTTTGTGCCATAAGGACCATCAACATCATTATAATGTAAAAATACTTGAGCGTGATTATTA